TGCCGCCGCACCTCCGACCATTGCCGCTCCCCATTTGCCTGCGGTTTTGATACCGTTACCTAAGGTTGCGGCAACACCTTTACCTTTTTTCTCGGTTTCGGCGATTGATTTGTTTGCTTCATCATTGTTGACGAAAATAGAGCCAAACAGCTTAAATATTTCAACAGCCATTAGCTACACCTCCTCCCATTTGTAGTTATCAAGATAGTTTTCAACTTTTCTTTCGATTTCCTCTGTATTGACACTCTCAACGCTTTCAGACCGTGTCGAGCCTGTTGCCTTGTTTACAAAATCCATGTACGACAAGCCTGTGAAATTTCCTACAACAGTCAAAATATAGGCTTTGTAAAGCAATTCGTCATTACGGTCATTTATAGCATTTTTGATAATCTCGACAGCCTCTGAAAAAGACAGCCTTTGTAGTATGGCAGTATTGCCGCAACAATACTGCACGAGCATTCCATATGTTCTTACTTCAAGGCTGAGAGCGAGGTAAAAAAACTCTTAATATCGTTCTCCCTGATGATTGTCTTTACATTGTCAAGAACCTCGGGGATACTCAATTTACTGATATCATCAGCAGTAATGTCGCCTCTGATGTCAGCAAGTAATGAATAAAATTCCTGTTCTGTTTCTTTGTTTGACAAAGAAGTTAACAGAGTAATCACAAATTCAAGGCCGACCGCTTCGGTGTTGACCGTTTCATCTTTGCTGTTATTTTTAACAGCGATACGATTTGCAAAGTCTGCAATTTCCTCTTTGATGTCTGCCGACTTAATGATGCGAGCAAGAGTGAATGCGTCTTTAATGCTTAATTTTCTCATGATTATACCTCCGCTGCTTCCGTTGTTTCTGTCGGTCTGAAAATCTTAAATGGCGGTTTGATTTCCTCATCCGAATCATAAACCTCAGGCGAAAGGTTACCGTAGAACTGAGCTTCTACCTTGCCGTTGTCCTTGTCAGCAATCGCAAGTGTAAGACCGTTTTCGTTAAAGCCGTTGAACACCTGAATAATGCACGGCTTATCCTCTCCGAGGAGACAGCCTACCCAAGTGATATTTTGAATGTAGTCACTGTCAAGAATAACATCTCTACCTGTGATTACATCGTAGCCTACGACCTTTTCGTCTGTGCCTTTGTCAGCAATTCCAAGGCCATAAATGAAGTTCTGAGTAGTCATCTCAGCAAGTGTCGCTTTAAGGTAAACCTCCCAACCGTCAACTACCGTATCGCCTTTAGTTCGTGTTTTTACACCGTCAAATTCAAGGCGGCGGAGTATCGGCTTAGCTGAATATTCACCACCTTTTATCGTTACGCCAAGGCATTTGCCTGCCTTTTTAGCACTTGCATATGTGTCCGTAGCAGGATCGTAATTTGCGAAAAACGCACCTGCATCAAGGAGCATATGGTCAGCTGTCTTGGCATTATATCCGCTGTACGGCTTAATTTTTCGTGGCTTAACTGTTGCCATTTTAATCATCCTTTCTTTCGTAAACCCTCAATTCAAGGGTTGTCATTATTCTGTTTATTGTTTTATCGGATTCAGCAACATACTGCCTGTCGCTGTTATTGTAGAATTTGTAATGCCGTTCACCTTGTGTATAGGTTGCCCTCGCAACATCCGAATAGATTTCATCCACAATATTGTCGATTTTCTCGGTGGTGAACCTATCATACAGATTAAGCGTAACAAGATATTTCTTGTACGGCTCATCGGTGTAAAGCTGTTTAATCTCATAAACAAGCCTCGGAAACCCGTCACCAATCATAAAAAACGAAGGGGCATACTGCGATAAAACCGCACTCAAAAAATTCTTAATGCTATTCACCGCTATATTCCCCCTCGTTCAGTTTGCGTTCTGCCCCTTCCGTGCCTACGGCGCTGAGGTATTGCTGTTCAATCTTTATAATGTCTTTGATGTTGCTTTCGGCAGCGTCGCTCAATGCTCCGATTTTTGGGTATTTATTCGTGCCAATCTCTTGGTACAGTCCATAGAATCCGCCCGGTTTAAAGCCTACTTGCAGGTCAGGAATTTTTTGCTTTGAGCGTACCCAATACTGCGTATTTTTCGCCAATCGCCCTGACCTGCGTTTTATTTTCTGCCTTGTCCGTTTACATACCAGTTTCCCGACATCACGCAGAGCGGCTCTCTCAAGCTCTTTGAGCGTATACTGAATGCGGTCAACATTGCTGATTATCTCAACACCGTTTTTTGTGATTTTAACTGCTTTCGGGAGTGACATTTGCTTCACCTACTACTGCCGTTAAATACAGTTCCATTCTTTCTGTATCTTTCGCCGAAAAAGTGCGGTAAATTTTGTACCGCTGACCTGCAAGAATGCAGAAGTTTTCTCCGTTGTACTCAAACTCGCTTATGTCAAGCACAATGTCGGGTTTAAATCCTGCCGCTGCAGCCTGAAAAAATTCTGATTGATTCACAGACTTTTTAACAGCGAAAACCTGCCTTTTTACTTCCTTGGTAATAAGTTCACCGATATAGTTCGTTCCGCACGATTTCAGTGAAACCAAGGTAACAATACATTCACTATTCATCGTTTGCCCTCACTTTACTATATTTCAGTCTGCCTTTGATTTTCGACAAGATGATGTTATAACTGTTTGTCAGTTTATCATCAACTGTTTTTGCGTAATTTGCCTTGCAGTACACAAGTACCGCCTCTTTTATAAGTGCGTCAGGTTTTTTGAGCCAGCTTGGATGCACTCCTATGCGTTCTAAGTCGGCTAAAACAAAGTCAATGTGCTGTCGGATGTCCTCATCGAGGGCATCCGAGCTAATTTTGCGAACTCTGAGTTTAGCCATTGTTAATAAATCGTCTGTTGATGACATTTAATCATCAGCCTTTCTTCACACGAACAAAGCCGTTGTATGATGCCGTATTACCGCCCACATACATTTCAGCCTTGTGTGCAATCTGTCCTGATTTAAATTTGTACTCAGTTGAGATTGACACATCCATGTCAGAAAAAACAGCAAGTTCATAGTTAAAGAACGGACCGTATGCCATGCAATACTCGCCCTTGGTTGTTCCGGGTGCCGAAACAGCTTTACAAGCTGAGTTGATGATGAACGGAACGCCGTCAATTGTACCGGAATTACCGTTGTTCTTAATATCGTAAACCTTCTTGCCGTCATCTGTACGGAGCTTTGCAAAAGCCTTGAGGTCGGCTTTGTTGAGAATAAGGCCGCAAAAACCTTCAACATCTTCTTCGCCACCGTATGAGTAAATGATGTCGTCAAGGGTGGTTCCTGTGATTGCGGTTACCTCCATATCCGTGGTAGGATCAATTACCTTTGTAGGTGCATTGAAAATACCGACAATTGAACCGGTTTCACCTGAGCCTACAAGAATCTGCTTTGAGAGCTTCTTTCTTACGGCTCTTGATGTGGAATTGCTGATTACGGCATCATAAGCCGCCGGGGCAAGTTTGCGTATTGCGTTAGGCTCTTCCGCATATGCAGTAATGTAGGTTTTATTGATATCAACATAATCGAACGTCGGTTCTGCTGTTGCCGCGTCTGAACCTTCTGTTGTGTAGTCGCCTTCACCATATGACTTTACAAAACCTCTCTGATAGCTTTCGCCACCGTCGAGAGGAACAATCTTAACCGCATCGATAAGGCTTGAAACATCATTGAATGTATCTCTGACATCTTCCGCTGTGTGATGTGGCATAGCAATTGTTGTTGTACTGATTGCCGCTTTTGGCGTTACAATCGTCTTGCTCATTCTTACTGTTTCGCCGTTTTTGAGCTTTTTGCCCCTTTTTTCTGCGAGGTTTTCAGGTGTAGGTTCCTGCTGTTCACCTTCACTTTCCTCTGCCACTGTAGCCTTTTTGGTGATTTCAGCAAGCTTCTGTGCACGCTCAATTTTATCATTGATTGTGTTTGCTTCTTCAATCAATTTGTCAAGCTTTGCGTCATCACCGCTTGTTTCAGCGACCTTTGCTTCAACAGCAATTTCTTTAAGTCTGTTTTTAAGTTCTTTGATAGTCATTACTAATCATTCTCCCTTCAAAATTCCGCTGATACACAGCGATTTTATTTTTGATGACTTTGCCGAAAGATTTTTCTCTCTTTCAGTAGTCACAATTGCGAGATTTTTGGGCTGATTCTTAAATTTAGCACTCGTGCAAGCGGCAATCTGTTTTTCCGCTGCAACATCTACCCTAAAATATTCAGCCGCCTGTTCACCGGTGAGCCAAGTTTCTGCATCAACCATTTTTGCGATTGTTTCGGTGTCAACATTATCAGCAAGATGTTCTGCGTAAATATTGACAATGCTCTGCTCAATGGCATTAAGCAATTCAATTTCTTTCAACATATCGTTTGCATTACCGATAACAAAAGACCACGGCTTGTGTATCATCAGGAACGCATTTTTGGGCATTACCAATTTATCACCTGCCATTGCAATAACCGATGCAATCGATGCGGCAAGACCGTCAACATAAACGGTTTTAAAGCCTGTGTGTCTTTTAATGATGTTATAGATTGCCATACCGGCAAAAACATCACCACCGCCTGAATTGATGTAGATATTCAGGTCTTTGCCTTCCTGACCTTTGAGCAACTGCTGAATGGCTTCCGGGTACTGGTCCTCATCACTCCAAGCGCTCCAACGGTCACTCACAATGTCACCGTAAAAATACAAATCCGCTGATGTTTCAGTTTCATTCCGAATGTGAAAAATTTCGTTAATGTTATTTTTAATCTGGGGCATCATTGTTCTCCTTTCCTGTCTGATATAATGACTGGTCATCAGTCTTAACATAGTTAAGGCTTACCATTCTGATATCTCCTTCTTCGCCGAGGCTCGGCATATCCATCATCTCAAGACCTTGATTGATAGTAATAAAACCACGGTCAAACAACGCTTGCATAACGGTCATCTTAGTTTGTGTAGTAGCATACTGTAATTTGTTAGCAACGAAAACAATTTTATTTCCGAACCCTCTTTCGCGCTCCGAGAATATCTTATAGGTAAATTCAAGTGACAGCTTCATCGCTATGGGTTCAATTTTCGATTCGTAAAAGTTATTCCACTCAGTTTCGGAATATTCGCCTCTAATGATTTTTTCAGATACTCCGAAATAGTCATAAATGTTAGTCTTGAAAAATGAAAGCTGTGTGGTTGGAATACTTTTTGGAGTTTGATTTAATTCCTTGAATTCAAATTCCGAGCCAAGACCTGCAATGCCACCTTCATTCTCGGCGGTCATATAAGCTTCTTTCCATTCTTTGATTTTGTTTTTCAAATCTTCTTCATCAATGAAGTTGTTGAATTTCAAGTAACCTCTGAGATGAGCGGAATTTTTCACAATGTTCTTAATACCGTCATATGTGGTGTCGAGCATTTCCACCGATGTAGCTAAATCATCATCAGGATCACTTCCGAGGAATCGTTTTTTACCTGGACGGTCTTTCAAGTGAATAACGCAATCATAGGGAACTGTATATTCCTTGCTGTCATACGACCAGATAAACCGAAAAAATAATATACCTTCATCTTCAAAAATGCGATAATTTGTACAGATTACAGGACGAATAGCCTCAATTTCCGAGAAATCATCGTTATAGCAAATAATAGCAAAACCGTCACCACTTATAACTGATTGATAGGCTATCTTATAAAGCCAATCTGTAGTATTCAGCTCTTTACAAGGTCGGGTTGACAGCAAACGAGCAAGACTGTCATTCTTGATTACTGTTCCGCTTGCGGAATTTCTTATAACCTGCGGTTGCAGTTTCGACACTTGTGTCGCAATTCTATCTGCAATGCTGTTGATAATCTCGCTACGGCTGTTATAATTATTTCCGCTTTCACTGTGGGAAAAATTCAGGAATGCTTTAGCCGAGCGTTTAAAAAGTTTTTGAAAAATCCCCAAGTTATCCCGCCTTTCTGTTTTCTAACATTTTGCCAAGCGTTTTATAATGCTTACTTCTTACCGTAAAAGCATCAAAAACACTAACAGGTCCGTCTATGTGCAATCTGCTCTCAATTTTTACCGGTTTCTTTCGTTCATCTGAATCGTTAATTTTCACAGCGACATCAAGGAACTGTTTTTTTAGCAATTCATTGTCGCCAAAATGTATTTTGCCTTCTTTTAACAAGCCCTCGAATTCATCCATAATTGGCGAAAGGTTTGTACCTTGAAAGACATCATCAACCTTGAAACCTGATGCGTCCAAGTCCTGAATTAAATACTGCGCTGAGTATCTATCGTAGCCAATCATTAACGGCATTATTTTGTATTCTTTGCGAAGCATTACAAACCAATTAAACACATCGTGATAATCAACAAAATGCTGGCCACTAATGACAATTCTTCCTTTTGCTCTATGCACTTCGTACTTTGTTTCAGGCTCATTTTCACAAGCTTTTTTGAAGCTGTCCTCGGGCATAAAGAATTGTGTAAAAATGTAGAAGTGGCCACTCTTGCAGATTACAACAGTCGCCGCTGTGAGGTCAGTTGTTCTCGACAAATCAACACCGGCAATAGCATAGCATTTACGAAAATCTTCTAACTTAAGAGGTTCACCGCCTGCAAGTGCAACATCTTCATATGCAAGCCAAGCAATAGAGCTGTTTTGCAGGATATTACAATATTTGCACATAAACTCAGCCTTTTTCGAGGTTGAATTTTTTGCCACAACAATTTCTTCGAGGTAATAACTCTCTGAAACCGATATTCCAAGATTGGGATTTGATTTTTTCAGTTCGTTGATGTCATCCCATTTTTGTATGTTGTCAATCACATACAGAAACGGGAGTAATCTCATTTCGCCTACTCCAAGTTTTCCTTTGAGAAATCTTGTAGAGCGCTTGAACAGTTCGTCGTAGATTCCGTCGTTGATGTACCCGGCTGTAGTTATTGATAAAATAAGGGGTTGTTTTCGTGAGCCGAGAGCTGATTTCATTACTTCATATTGTTTCAAACCTGCTTGTCCCGGCCAAGCGGCAAGTTCATCACAAACTGTAAGATGTGGATTGAATCCGTCAGCTTTTTTGCAGTTGAATGCGACTTTTGAAATCGTAGTGTTCATCGGAATGACATAGATATCGTTCTTTCTTTTTTTCGTCATTTCTTCTGATGATAATTCTTCATCGAGTTTAACCGATTGATAAAAAGCATTATATACAAGGTCTGCTTGCGCCAATTTTGGGGCAAGACAGTAAATTTCAGCTCCGTATTCACGGTCAGCATATGCCATATATTCAGCAATTGCCGCTGCAAATAATGTCTTACCGTTCTTGCGAGCTACTACGATCAAAGTTTCATGAAACTGCCTGTTGTTAAGATTATCGACTATGCCAAAAAGACAACTTACAATAGCTTTCTGCCACAACTCAAGGTGCAACAAATCGTGTCGGCCTTTGCTGTGATGCACAAAATTCTCGATAAATTTTACAGCCTTATCAGCTTTTGATTCATCGTAAAACCATAAGCCTTTTTCAATGCCTTCAAGAACCATTGCGTAAACTTTTTTAATCCATTTTCCTGCTACGATTTTTCCGCTACAAATGCGATTGTAATATTCTTGAATATAATTAACTGCCAAGCATTAACGCCTCAAGTCTTGACTGCTTTCTCTCTGATTTTTCGGGGATATAGGAAATCAAAGTGTTGATTACAGAGGTGTAAGTTCGCATATAGTCAGAATAAATTGTAACGGCAGGAATTGCCTTGCGGAATTTCTGCGAGGCATTCACCGTTGTGGTTTCAAGGCCTTGTGATTTGATGAGCCTTTGGGCTTCTAAGAGTACGCAACGAATGAAAGCCGCCTCGGAAATCAGCCTTTCAATCAATTCTCCTTTGTCGCTGTTATGAGATTTTCCGTTTTCGTCAATTTCTTGATAATGCTTTTTAAAAATCTTTTTAAGTCTGTTCATTTCCTGTTTAACTGCTTTATCTGAAATTAAAAGCTCAGATGTTTTTTCATTTTCCACCAAATCACTCCTTTCACCCCCCTTCACGCACGCACACACGAGAGAGGAAAAATTAAGTCCCTCCCTTCGGTTCTCAGGGGGGTATTTTATTTTTTGAGGTGGGGGGTAGTATGTTTCCTTCGTCATCAACAGAGTAGCGAGTATTATTTATTTTATTTTTCTTTTTTTCTTTTCGATTTGACATATGTTCTTTGTTGTGGCAATCCTGACAGAGCAATTCGAGATTGTCGAAGTTCAGAGTTATCTTTGGATTGTTGATGTTGTCAGGATTGATGTAGCATTTGTGGTGAACTATGTCGCCTGCATTACCACAACGCTCACACACTCCGTTTTGCTTACGGAAATAAGCATCTCTGCAAGCTCTCCAAGATTGCGATAAGTAAAAAGATTTTGCATAGTCTTTCATACTCTAAGTATAAACCCTCAACTGCTTTCTCTACTGACATCTTTGCCGGTGCCAATATTTAAGCCTCGGTAATCAGCACAGAGCAATCGTGCCTCTTTGAGCCAGCGAAACACCGTGCGCTCATCCGTGTAGTTGTTAATGGCAAACTTAGTCACCCTCAAATTTATCTCACCTTTATGCAATGCCGCTGTTGGTGCAACAAAATAAACAGCGCTGACAGCTTGACAGATGTAGTCTTTACCGCTATTGGTCAAGGCATTAAGTGTGTCTGCCACAGCAAGCAGGTCAAGCCGTAGTGCTTGGCGCATTGTTTTGTCAGAGATGATTTGTACTTTACTCGGACAGCCGAGAGCGGCATAAATTCTAAACTGCGCAATCGTATAATCTCTTGTTGTATCTCTCATATCCTTGCACCTCCGATTTTCTTGTGTTTATGGCTATTGGCTAAGTAAGTAAAATGAAAAGACGCACCCGTGAAGTCATTTATCCACATTTCGTCTTTGTAAAAATAATATCCTTCGGGACAAGGCAAAGCCTCACCTCGTTCGAGTTTTCGATATTCTCGTTTTTTCCCTTCGGTGACTTTGACCTCAGGTTTGGTAAGGTTGCGAGATGTTTTCAGCCTTTTCTTGCCATTGACATCTTTGCGTATGTATTTTGCGAGGTCTGCATAGTTTCCACTTTGGTAGAGCGGAGTGAAATTTATTCCGTTTTTCCACGGCCAACATTTGGTCAGTATTTCTCTGACGCAGTCCTGTATCACGATGTGCAAGTGCCAATTCTTTCCGAGCTTGCCACATTCGCAGTACCCTATGTATTTAAACTTGATTTGTTTTTTATCTGTTCTGCGTTTTACCCTTTTGAAAAAATTTGAGACAACCCTCTCGAATTCATCTTCGGTAAACTCTCCGAACGGAGCAGAAAACCGAGCGAACCAGTCACCTTCTGTAAAATTGCAGAGAATAAGTCGTTGTGTGTGTTGTTCTCCTCTGATGCGGTTTGCTTTTGTTTGCTTCTCACTTGATTTTGATTGATTAATTTGCCGAGCAAGATTTTTCTTGTTCCGCTTGCGGAATGACTTATAGTATTTAACTTCAAGCAATGGTCCTGATTTGATTTCACACTTGTATGTAAACATATTAAACTTCCTATTATATATGTAAAAGCTAAAACGGTCACTTAATTAATTCCTTGAGCAGGCTATTAAAGGAGTATCTCAACTCCTTTTTTGTGACTATTATTATTCTGTTTTCGCGTTAAAAAGTCAGATGATATAAATATGCAGTAGTCCGTCTGACCACCGAACTACTGCTCTGTGCAACCTTGCCGCTGCAATTGTGTGTTTAATTTTTGGTGCATTCTTTTAACAGCTTAATCAAGAAGTCGTCGCTTCGATTACTTTTTGAATAATAGGATTTACTTGATTTGAATTTTCTTTAAGATTTTGCGTGCGACAAGAATATTGCCTTACCTTAAATGCCGAAGTATTCTTTGTAGCTTTTGGCGATTCCTCGACATTTGTCCGACTTAACCGGCACGTGACAAGCTACAGTTCTGATATTGTCGGCATCCAATTCTTTAAAAATTTCTGATGCTCTCGTTTTTTCCGTTGATTTGTAAAATTTAAAGAGCAAATCCACAAATGGTATGTTGCCGAACTCATCCAAAAACGCTGTATCATTTTCGGTTAGTGTTTTTAAACATTTTTCCTTGTATGTATCCGATGTATCAGACAGAATAAAAAGTTTATTATAAACATCGTGCTTTGTGAGCAGGTCAATTATCTGCAAAGCAATTTGCAATACATTAGTATCGTGTTCGGCAATCGCCTTTGACAACTCCGTTAATTTGCAAGAAGTTTCTTTCGTCCTTTTTATCCATTCGATGTGTTCCTTGTTTGCAAAAAAAGTGTCAGTCCTAAACCTGCGATACTCTTGCAGGAGCTTGTATTTGGCCTTGACACAAGACTTAGCGGATAGCAATCCTATTTTCGTACAGCTATATACGGCAGACATTGACAGAACAAGCCATCTGTTGAATATATCAAGCTTATTGATTTCATTAACATCAAGAGCGCCGTCAATAAACGCAACAACGAGCTTGTCAAGCTCTGATAATGTTTCTGCCGGTGCTGTTGGCTTGTCCTGTATTTCCGCTGCAACTGTTTTTTTGGATTCAGCCATTGTTGCTCCCCCTTAAAGATTTATGTTTTGTGTGGCAAGTGCCTCTATTAAATGTTCAACCTTGCCTTTGAAAAATTCCTTGTCCTGTGACCGCTTGGCGAAATCGAGCATACGGACAAAGCTGTCATATGCAATTGAAAAATATGCCTTAAAGACATCCTTGTCATCTGATGAACCGTCGGCAGTCTGAACATTTTTCAGCCTTTCTTCATACTCCTCTTTCTGTTTGCGAAGAGCCTCCTGTTTTTCATCTTCAAGCTGTTTTCTGACAATTTTTTCGTTGTTGCGGTATTCTTCTTCGAGTTCGTCATAATGCTTAATGTTCTCCCTTTCCAAAGCCTTAATCGTTTCATTGAGTCTGCGTTCATTGTCGCTCGGCTCTGCAACGGCAACTTCAATAGGACGGCTTTCAAGCTCCTGAACTTTATTCGTCAGCTTGAAATTTTTGTTCTTTTCCTCTGCAAGCTGATTTTCAATATTGCGATAGCTTTCTTTTGAAGTGTCCGCCTGCTGTTTGTAATAGTCAGCGTCTTTCTTAGCGTTATTGAGCTGTCGGCAATAGTCAATGCTCTTGTCGGTTGCCTCCTGCTTTTCGTCCTTCAGCCTGTCAATCTCTGCCTTTAACTGCTTGACCGTTGTGTTTTCAAGGTCAAGCTTTTCGGCAATTTCAGCCTGTTCGGGTTCGCTTATGGTAGCGAGCAACATCAACTTACTTTTGCTAATTTGTGCAAACGTTTGCACATTTTTAGTATTTATTTTTTCTACAATAGAAATATAGTTATAAACATTTCTGCGTTTCATACCTACTTCATTCTCGCAATAGTCCTCAAAGTTCTGATATCCAAGCTCCTTATACAGCTTGTTGTCACGCATTGTTTTAAGTCCGTTGCACATATCCCATATGTTCTGCTGTGCAAGGTTAGCGCTGACAATTATCTTCTGATGCAGTTCAATTGCCTGCTTATGCTGTTCGCTTACTGTTATTTCTGACATTTTTTATATCCTCCAAAAATTCAGCATATTGCTTTTCAAATTTCTTGATTTCATCCGGCTTTTTAAATCCGCTGTCACGCTCATTTTTGTAACCGTGGCACTGCATTATTTCCAATGTTTCGGGATTTACTTCAATCGTAAAAAACGGGATTTTCGGTTTATCTTTATGACGAATGAAAAGTATTATCGTGTCACCTCTTGCGTGCCGTCTTACATATCCGCCGACGCAATGCTGTAATATTCTGCCCTCTGCTATTATTTCTTCACCGCTTTTTGGGGCAAGCATTATAAGGCTGTCTGTGCTCATCAGCAACGGAGAAAGTGTCTTTGCCATTTTTGCAATCTGCTCCGTTTCTTCTTTGTTTGCATAGAAAGCAACCTTTTCAAGTGTTCTGTCGTGGGCCTCTTCAAGATGAGCCGGCATTATTTCTTCGATACCCTCAGGAAGTTTTTGGCAGTTATCAAGATAATCCTTCCACAGCATTACTCTCCGATTGTTTTTGCCGTACTTCAGAATCTGTCTGTATGTAAGGTTATTTTTGTGAAGTTCATCTACAGCATAAGTACCGAGCTTTGACAGCTTGCTTATGAACTTGCTTGCCATATGAATGGTCGGTTCTTCCTTTATCACACTGCGGTAAAGTTCAATTGCACTTGAATCATAATCTGCGAAAAAGTGCATATCCTCCTTACGACATTCGAGCATTTTAAGCAGATTGGTTTCTTTCCAATGAATTTTATTGAGTGAAAGTTTGCCGTCAATCAAAAGCTCTGCAATATGCTCAAAACCGCCTTTAATCAGGTATTCTGCATTATTGTGCCTCACATATATGTTCAGCCATTTGAGAATTCCTTGAACCGTATATCTGTTTGAAAGCTCATCCGCACACGAATATCTGAGATCCGTATCGGTTATTACATCGAGATTTAAAAGTACGGTTGAACCCCAGCCTGAATACAAGGTTTTTTCTGACGGACCCCAATACCACGCTAAGCCCTGTGAAGCAGAAGGAATAATTCCGTCTGTCTTCAGCGGATGAAATGATTTATCGTACCAGCCATATGCAAATCTTTGCATTGCGTGCTGTTCATATACATAAAGATATTCATCCGAAAAAGTATATCGGGGCATCATTTCGACAGGATTTTCGTTGTAAATATCTTCCGAAAATCCCTGATATGCCGTTACAAATCTGATGTACAGCCTGCCGTCAACAGCAAAGCAAAAACCAAACTTGCGACTTCTTTCAAGTTTTTTTCTGCCGTAGTGCAGGGCTTTTGCTTTTACGCTTTCCTTGCAATGACCGCAGACAAATTCCTGATTATGACAAAGTCGGAGCTGTTCGCCGATGTGCCAGCTTTGACAGCTTGTGCAGAAATAGTCGCAGGTTCTTTTACTTTTATTTTCATAAAAGGCATATTGTGGGAAATACGGCACTACTTGCTCTTCGTTTTCACTTGTAATATCAGGAATATTCTCGAGCAGATATCCGGGATTTTTAATCATACCGACACCTACCAATCTATAAGATTGCCAAGGTCAAGAGTAACAGGATCTGTTTTCTGCTCTGCGACATTAGGTTCTTCAAGCTCGTATTCAGACATATGTATCTGCATTGTGAAAGTAACCTTTGATCCGGGGAAAATCTTACCGACAATCTGCTGATACACATCAAGGTCGGAAACTGCAGCGGGGAGTTTCTTTCCCACTTCGTCAATCAGGTTTTCAAGGTTTTTTGCAGCCGTAACGGCTCTTGCAAATTCCTCGTTCTGCTCTGAAAATTCGCAGAGCATTTTCTTTACCGGCTCAAGAATTGCTTTAGATTTATGGTCTTTAAGATTTTTTTTGTTGCACAACTTGATTTTTTCTGTTGCAGAGGATATAATTGAATCAGGTTTATTGTTCTTTGTGCTTGTGGCATTCACAGTGTCACAGGCACTTTTTTTATTGCTCATTTCTTCACCCCCACACATTCAAAGCCGATTGTTTCGGGTTCTGATGATTCATAGGCTTTGAGTTTGCGTTTTAGCTCTCGGTTTTCGTTCCTGTAACCGCTTGACGCTGTTTTTTCGAGTGCAAGGTCCGTTCTTGCGTTTCTCAGTTCAATGCTGAGATGTCTGTTCTCTGCTCTGAGGTTTTCCACATCTTTGAGCAGTTTTCTGCGTGTCGGGTAGTTTCTTAAATGCCACATTTGTTAATGCTCCTTTATGTATTGTCTGATTTCTTCCTTATCAAATCGCCAAAGCTTTCCGATTTTGTGGGCAGGAAGAACGCCCCTTTGTGCAAGCCGTGTTGTATAATCAACATTAAGTGCAAGCAACCGTGCCACATATGGCACATCAATTATCACAGGCACTTCATCCCAGTTGACTATTGGTCTTTCTCTCGGCATTTTCAGTCCTCCTTTTTTAACATTTAGTTAGATATAATCAATCAGGGCGGTATCTTTTCCAATACTTATCAATGATAATTTTCTGAAAATCCTTATTTTGGCGGTCATTATCTGACATAGCACGCTTCAAGCATTCTTCTTTGTCAGTATCAATATGAATAAGTTTCGCTCCTAACCGATTTGATAACGCTATTCTTTTAGCTTTAATAGGTAACGCAGATACAACCCATATGTTTTTGCACTCTATACTTTCGTTTGAAATTAAATCATAAAGAAAATCTCTGATTTTAATAGATACACTTGAAATAGCATTTGTACTTTCCGATTTTGGAAGAAAACTTATCGCTCTCTTGATATAGTCTAAATCTACGACTATATCTCCGTATTCGTAATGCTCCTTTATATAGGTACTTTTACCTGCTCCAGGACTTCCCCAAACAATAAAAACATTACTGGGTTTGTATTCCCCATTGTCAGTAAAGTACATTTTTATCATTCCTTTCTTAGGTAATAAGTTAAGCAGACTGCTTAAAAAACTGCCTTGGATCAACATTAAGCACCTGACATATTCCCAAAAACTCTTCTGCTGTAACCTTACGGTTGGAATTTAATATTCTTGAAATTGCATCAGCAGTCATTCCAGTATGCTCACACAAATATGATTGTTTAATTCCTTTTTCTTCGACAATCTTTTTAAGTTTTTCGTTCACAGTCATACTTTTTACCTCCTTTCGACTGTTAAATACTACATTTTGTAGATTTCATTTTAATAATAGTCTAACTTTTGCAGATTGTCAAGAGATTTTAAAGAAATAATTCTACATTTTTCAGATTTTTTTCTTGACAATCTGTGATTAGCGAATTATAATAAAAACGTAGATAAAACATCTATAAAAGGAGAAACAAAGTGTCAAGAGAATTTATAGCACAAAAATTAAAAGAGTTAAGGAAAAAAAGTGGATTAACTGCCGATGAAGTCGGAAAATTAATAAATAAAAGCGGAAAAACCGTAAATGCATGGGAAAACAATCACGGTCAACCTGATGCAGAAATTTTAATCGCACTTTGTGATATATATAATGTGGATGATATTCTTGCAGAGTTCAGAGAAATACCAAACAAAAGCAACACTATGATTTTAACCAATCATGAAAAAGATTTGGTTTATGCTTATCGAAATCACCCTGAACATCAGTACACAATTGATACTATTTTAAAAATTAATGATAATCTAATACCGACCGTAAAAGCCGCACGAAGTGACGGTAACAATCAACCTATTGAAATAGTAAACTTACCTGATCTTAGCAAGTTTGAGCCTGACGATACAGACTTATAAGCATTACATAATAAAAAACACCTCATAGGTTACAATACCTACGAGGTGGTAAAACTTGAATTATGGTAAATACAAACAGGCACGCAATGCCTCTTGGCAATGCTTAATCGACTACAGAATTAGCAACTTGCCTGTTAAAGTCAGTCAGATAGCAAAGCAAGCCGACATTGTTTTATTAAATAATTCGGCGGTCAACCTGCTAAGTGAAAATGAGAGCGGAATAACTTTGATGCAAGATGATAAGCTGTACATCATCTATGCTGATGAGCAATCTCCTCAGCGTTGTAGATTTACAATTGCCCACGAACTCGGGCATATCTTTTTAGGGCATCTGTTTGCTAAAAATGGTAAAGGTTTTGTAATAACCGACGATGCCGAACATTCGGCAAATGTATTTGCTCGGGACTTGTTAGCTCCGGCTTGTGTGTTGCACGAAATGCAAGCAATCAATGCCGCTGCAATTGCAAATTTATGCGACATCAGCCTTGAGGCGGCAACCTACAGGGCTGAACGAATGGCAGAGCTCGAACGCAGAAACGCTTTTTATCTGCATCCCCTTGAAAGACAGGTGAAAGAGCAATTTGCAGATTTTATCAACAAAAAGAAAAACCTACCATAGCGGCAACTATGGTAGGAAAAATAGGAATAGTGAGAAGTTGAAACCCCTCTAACATTATTTTATAATATGTGATATATTTTGTCAATGTATATCACATAAGAGGAGGAAATATTTTGAATAAAAGTAAAAAATTCATTGTAGGCATTGTATTATTGATACTTGGTATTGTTGGAGCAATTGCCGCATTTGCTCAAGGTGTTGTATCAACTGGGTTTGCTTGTTTGTTGTTTTTAGCAGCAGGCATAGTGCTTATTATCCTTGACAAGAAATTGCCAACAAAAGAAAATAGTGCAGACATACAATCAAATACCTCACAAAACACACCTACAACCAAAGGTACACATTCCCAAAAATTTAAAATTGCAGGTGTTACATATGATAATAGGCAAGAACATCTCGCTAAACTTATGCAACAAAAGCTCAGTGGTAAAGTAATCAATGTTGAACTTCAAGAGTACGAATATGAAAATCAGCCTGCAATTAAAGTTATTGCGAATGGTCTTGATATTGGTTCTTTGCATTCAGAAGATGCCTTATTTATCAAAGAAAATCAGAACAGAGTCAAGGCAATCAAAGATTTGTATATTTCTTCTTTTGAAGATGAAAAGACAAAAGAAAAGATATATTACGCAAGACTTACTTTAACTATAGAAAATAAGAAATAAAAAAAATCCGCCCTGCTCGACTGGAACTCGAACAGAGCGGAATCACCTACACAGGGTGCAGATGATGCAGTTTAATGCAAAATAATTGTATCACACTCCCCTGAATTTTTCAAGTTTTGAATATCAGGGGATTTTTGCACCCTTTTTTTAAGCAAAAGGAGTGTATATTATGGCAAAAGCAAAACTTAAAAAGCGTGCAGACGGACGCTATCAAAAGTCTGTATATCTTGGCAAAGACGAGGACGGCAAACGCAAATACAAAACCGTCAACGGTTACTCTGTCAAAGAGGTTGAAGAAAAGGCACAGCTTATCAAGTTACAAATCGGCAAGGGTATGGATGTGCTAAACGCAGGAATGAAATGGGGGAAACTTGTCAATCTATGGCTTGCCTACAAAAAATCCATACTTTCCGAGGGACAGTACAAAACTTATTCAATTTATCTAAGCCACTTCTCTGCCCTGAATGACCGACCGATTAACAAGCTTGTCAAATCCGACTTTCAGCAGATAATTCTTGATGAGTACGCTTGCAATTCGCACACAGGCAAACCGACCGCAAAAAAGACTTTGCGTGATTGGCGTGGTGCAGTAAGGCAGGTGTTCAATTATGCCATAGAAAACCGTGTAATCGAATTTTCACCTGCACAATACATAGAGATACCCCGTGACGCAAAAACCTCAGAACGGCGAGCATTGACTGCACAAGAACAGCTGTGGGTTGTATCCACCAAACACCGTGCACAATTGCCAGCTATGATAATGATGTTTGCAGGCTTGCGACTTGGCGAATGCCTTGCCTTGCAATGGCGAGATATAAACCTTGATAAGCGTACAATCAGCGTTCATCAAAAGCTAATAACAAAAGGTAAGGCGCATATTGAGCAAGGAGCAAAAACTATTTCAGGTGTGCGTACAGTTACAGACATTCCGAAAATTTTGATTGACTTCTTGCAAAAACAGCCAAAACATAAGCCTGACGATTTTGTTGTGATATCTACCAAAGGCACGCTGATGAGTGATACAGCGTGGCGGCGATTATGGAACAGCTATATGGCAGACCTTAATATTAAGTACGGCGATTTTTCGGACTATGAAAGACAGCCTAAAAGCAAGTATGACCCTAAAGGTGTACCGTTTGTGATTGATAGATTTACGGCTCATTCGCTCCGCCACACCTGTGCCACCAATTTGTTATATACAGGTCACGAACTCCACTATGTGCAAAAACAAATGGGACACGCTAAGCCGTCAACTACGCTTGACATTTATACACACTATGTCGAATCATTGCCAAAACGCAAATCGAATAAAATAATCAGTATTGACGCGTTGATTAAGGAGTTTAAACCTGCCCAAAAGCAAGCATAAGCGCTATAAAATTGCGTGCATTGCACTAAAATTTAAAAAAGCCGATAAATACTAAGTTTTTCAGCGTTTTGTCGGTTTACTCCTAAGCGAAAGGTCGGGGGTTCGAATCCCTTTTGGCACGCCAAAAACTCCGCCGGAAAACCCAGTAAAAGGCAGGCTCACATAAGGATACTTTCAAAAAGTGACCGATTGAGAGCAGCACAACGCCACAGAGTTTTAAAACTCTGTGGCGTT